GTGCTACCACGAGATTCTAGAGAGTTCCCAGCAGTTGTGTATCTCAAGGTCTGACCTGCACCAATAGTCGGTGCTGACTCAACCATAAGGGCATCGAATACTAAGTCGTTCGTCGTGCTGGAGATCGTAAGTGTTGGCTGCGCTCCCGGATTCACGACTGTGCCAAAGGATTGGAAATCGGTCAATGGAGTTGTTTGATGGGTTCCGGTAAGCCAATTCGCTCCCGCCATTAAACTCCCCATCGAAGTAGCACCAGCCATGGTTATGACAAGACTCGCCGTTGTTACAGACGGTGCTATGAGATACCAAATATCGCTATGCAGGATTCCTTGAATGCCCCCACCCAACCGCGTTAAACTCTCGCTGGTATTGAAAACCACCGTCCCTACAGTTGCCGTAGCATCGGACCAATGTATCCCGACGAGCAGAAGTCTATCAGAGCCGGAAGGTGCTACACTCGTTACCGTCAATGCCGGAGTGAAGTTGATCGTTCCAACTACTGAGGAAACAAAAGCAACAGGACCGCCGCCGCCAGCAGCCTTTGACAACTTGCCTCCTACACCCGTTAAAGTAAGGCTCATTAGAAATAGGTGCCAGCGAGGGTCATCGCATTTGCTCCCGGTGCTCCTGTGTCATTGTCCGCTAAAGCGGTTGTCGTTGCGACAGTAATAGCCGTATCAAAATTAACCCCAAGGGGCCATGAAAGCACGACTCCAGCACCATCTGTGTCATTATTCCCCGGAACTGGGATGGTCATAACTGGAGTTGTAGTTCCAACAGTTACGTTTGCCGCAGTAGCATTATACAGTTTAACATACAGAATAGCATTAGTGGAATTAAAACAATACAACGTATATAATGTCCCCGCCGTTGCTTTAATTTCATCTTCGGTTTCGTCATTATCTAGCACTTTAAGAATTAAGCACCCACCAGCAGTATGTGGTTGGGAATTGACAATAACCTTACGGGTGAGAGTCATTCTAGCAGCGCCCGCGTCACCCTCATCAACTGAGTCTGTGGAGGCTTCGTCTGCTTGAAAACCAGCCATTGTCACTGACGATGTTCCTGGGGTAAATGCCGCATCATCAACAAGCACCGGATTATCTATAACCTGCAAAGCAGTAAGAGCAGCACCATCAACTTGTGTTGCAAAGGTGCCTGCGTTAGTTACAGCATGAGCATTGACTGTAACTGTGGGCATAGTAACAATATCGACATTTCCGATATTATTATCCCCTGCTGCAATAGTTAATATATCCACATCACCAATATTATTAGTTCCAGCAGGTAGTGCAGCATCTATTGTAGAAGTAGTAAAAAGTCTACCATTAGCATTTAAAACAAGAGCGGCATAATCGCCATCAACTCCAAGACCAGTAGTTGAAGTATCATGACGAACTGCTAGAGCTAGAGTTCCAAGATCAGCAGTTGTATGAGCAGAATCCTCAGCAAATTGTGTGCCACCACCTGCTCCCGTAACATGCAATGCTCCCGTAGAACTTACTCGTAACGGAACTGCATCGCCCTCAGCGGCAGCAAGTGCTGCCAGAGCATCATCACGAATCGCTCCGATCATTACAACCGAATCTGTAGTTAAGGTAAAGGCTTGATCGTCAAGTTTATCAGCAGCGCCAGCGATAGGAGCCACCCAGAGAGCACCAGTCGAATTAACCCTTAGACCAATGGCATCTCCTTCTACTGGAGTTAGAGTTGAAAGAGCATCGTCTCGAATCGCAATAGCAAGCGAGCCAGTAGGAGTTGCGCCTAATGCAGTATCTACCGCATACTCAGTTCCGCCCCCGCCCCCAGTCACATGCAAAGCGCCTGTCGAGTTAACACGCAACGCAACGTAATCTCCGTCAACTGGAGTTAGTGCAGTTAGAGAATCATCTCTAATGGCAAGAGTAACAATCCCTGTGTCGGTAGCGCCTCCGACAGAGTCAATTGCTTTCCCAAGATTTGTTGCGGCTGTGCCTGGAACAATAGCAGAAACTGCACTGGAAGTTAGAAGTTTCCCAGCACTATCTATCTGTAAAGCACCTTCTTGACCATCAGTAAATGTAGGAGGAGTAGCTTTATATCTAGTGCCGACAACAAAGGAAGTTGTAGCTAGAGCAGAACCAGCATTAATATTAGTTGCACTGGAAATAAGACGACTAGTAGAAGCATCAATGCTGTCTAACACAGCATTATCTGTAGCACCTAAATTAGATGTAACAGTTCCATCTACAGTAAGAGCCCCACCATTATCATCAATAGAAAGAACTCCAGAAGAATCTGAAGCAATAGTTACACGTAAAACTCCTGCCTCTACTCCCCCACCAATCGGTGCATCTGCCCCAACACCGTCCGCGCCCAACGATAATTTTACACGTTGATGTAAAATACCTGCTATATCATCAGCAGCAATTATAGTGCCTGCTCCTGCTGTTACTGCAATATTGTCTGCCATATTATATAGTCCTTGTAAGTGCTAACAACAATCCTATCGGGGTTGCCCCAGCCGGAGGAATTGGCTCTCCCGGGACTCCAGTTCCTGCTTTACCACCAATACTTCCACGTCCAAAGATACCAGAATTTAACATCCCCGACCCTGTTAAAAATCCTCTAGGAAGTCCGAAACTTAATGATCCTTTTTTTCGTAATAGAGTCATATCTAATCTTTAAGTCGTAAAGAAATGGTAATATCATAAGTATTACCTACCGCAAGACCACTGGTTGTTAGAAGAATATCTCCTGTGCCTCCAACAGTGGCTGGATCAACAAATCCACCAGCACCTATAAAATTAAAGTATCCTGAACCCGCAGCTAATACAGCGATCTCATCATCAACATCATGATCCCAATGGAGACGAACACTAGCAAATCCCTGAATAGACCATTGTATTTCCTCAATCACTGTTCGGATTGGGGGAGTTCCATCTGGACCAATTAATGTGGAAATATCTAACTTAGTGACGGCAGCTTCTCCAGTGCCGTCACTAATATTAGTTAAATGGAGAACGTGCTTACGAGTGCCACTAGCTATGGATTTAACATCAACTGTATCTGCCATTGGAGATTACCTCTCAATAGCGTATCTAAAATAATCAACAAATACGCCATTACCACCCGCGCCGTTACCATTAATATGCCCAATAAAGGGTGATAAAGCAACACCAGTAGGCACAGTCGCAGCCGCACCAGACCAGAGAAGAGACTCTTGTCCATCTACGAAACCACGAAGATTTACACCATTATATTCAATACCAAGGACATGCCAGGTATCTACCACCAGAGAACGGGAACCTACTTGCGCGGTTGTTCCGCTATTTCCAGCATCCGTTAGCATTGTAGTTACAGCAGATCCATCCAGAATGCCGAAGGCAATCAGATTCGCTGCTACAGTCGTCCATAAATCTTCAGGATTCACAACCGCAGTCAGATCTGTAAGACCAAACTGAATCGCATTATCTGTAACATCATTCGTTCGAACACGAACTTCCATGAAGAACTTCTTACCAGCAGTCAATTGAACTGCTTTGGGAAGGTAAATTGCAGCTCCCTCTGATGCCGTGGCATCTGCAAAAGTAATAATACCTGTAGCACCAATAGCAGCGGTAGTGTTCGCCGCCACTGTGCCACCAGCATCAACAATCGCCGCTGCCCAACCGACAGGGACGTTAGTGGTAACTAGCTGAGTAAAGTCATCAAAGACTACTAACCATTCAGCAGACGAGATCAGTCCTTTTCCAGAACGATACCGATACTGACTAAAACTACCCCCTATTTCAAGGGACTCACTTAATCCTGTTCCAGCCATAAATTTAAATCCTCCAACAATTTAAAAGAAAGAGAGAAGGAGACCTTTTGAGTCTCCTCCCTCCAGAAACTCTCCTTGCGCGGATTACGCGCCTGGCGAGCCAAACAACGCTTTCACGTTAGTAATCCCGAAAGAACAACGGAACGTAGCCTTGAACTTTGCGTTCTCGGTATCGAAATCGTTATCCATGTTGAAACTATCCGACCGGCGATTAAAGTATTTCAGACCATCACTCACATCTGTCTTGATGAACCAAGCATCGGAGTCAGTGAGGTAGTGGTTAACAACCATCGGCAGTTTCTTGTAGACAACGCTGATAGTGTTGTTAGCCGTTCCAACCTCATACTGAGTTTCCAGAAGTTTTTGGGCATCTGGCCACAGATCAACCGGAACGATCAGTTTCAAGGGCCGGACGTTGATCTTGAGTCCACGATCATCCGTGAACTTCATAATATCAATCATCGCTTGCTCCAGAGAAAGTTCACTCAGGTCGGCTGCGACTGCGAGTTCGTTCGCATATGTCCCGCCAGAAACGTTGGGGTGATCCGTGGCAAGAATTTCCTTACCATCAGCAAATGCATAGGTCGAGTTAAACGCTCGATTAAGCACGTTAGTCCCAAGAATTTCCTTCGCTTGACGCATCGAGAAAGCAAGCCCACGAGCCTTCTTTTCCCCGACAACATCATACAGGTCATCTTCAAACAGTTCGCGGGTTATGATAAATCCAAGCGCCCACACCGAATGGGTGTAACGCTGTAAGAATCCCTGCCGCTCAGTATCATACGTGATAGCGTCCCCTTCTCCCTTAAGAACCGGAAGTCCAAGTCCAACCACGCCCAATTCCTCTTCCCAGTTTTGCTTGGAAGTGAATTGGTCAAAGATCTCAGTCCACTCGGTTTTATGCTCTTTATAGTTCTTACCATAAATAGCATTTAATCCCGGCCAGAGAAGCTTCGCAAAATTGCCAGTTGCTGTAGCCATATAAGATTAAACTCCCGTAGTAGACTTATGCTCATGCTCGTTAATATAGACATGCCATTTGGCATCGGTGCCAACTTCATTGTCTGGTTTAGGAGCAAGTCGCAAGAGTCGAAACTGAGCCGTAGCTGTTCCAGAAGCATCACTGGAATCAAGCTCCGCAGCGGAAATACCCGTAGTGCCATTACCCGCAGTATACGCTAGGTCGAAATTATTTCCAACCTGAGTAACTGCGATATTATTCGCTACTGAATCTTCCTGAACTTCAAACACAACATCCGGTGCATCCACTACCAAGCCAATACGATCTGTCGCCGTGGCTTGTTTATGGATAATCATGGAGTCACTCTGTAGGGGGAGAAATGCTGTAACAACACCCAGCAAGTTTCCACCAGCAGCCGCGACAGTGGCAGTGGGCATACCTTCACAGTTTATCCCATTGACAAACAACCCCGCCGCTCCAGCAGAACCTGCTGAAATGACTGGATCGCCAACATAGCACGCATTTGCATCATCAAACAAATACATGCGCATTGTTCCACTAAAGGGACTCCCGTCAAGGTGTCCAACCGGAAAAAATCCAAATGGTCTATTTACATTAGCCATATAAGTTTAAATCCTCGTTAGTATTAAGCTGAAGAATGATAAAAGACCACTTGCATTTAAGCCTCATTACTTCCGTTCAGTAATTTTAACTTCGCCGTAGTATCCATCTTCCTTCGGTTTTCGACGCATAGTCGCCTCAGTGGCATCTATGTCATCCTGTTTTCTCTTTTGATCTTCCTTATAGAATTCTTCGGGCTGCCTCATCAGGTAGCCGTGTTCACCATGTCCGAGACTAATCTTCACCGGAGACCCTTCCGGGGCCGGCGTAGCAACTCGTTTATCACCAACTTCGGTAGAATGGGTAACAATTTCATAACCACCATCTAAGAAACGATCAATACGTCCGGGTTTGTCCTTCACTACACGGTATTCAAACCCCGGCGAGCGATTCTTGAAAGTCAAGACATCGCGTTTCCCACTTACTGGGATTCTTTCTGGCCTTTGTGCCCGTTTAGCGCTATCGCTTAACGTTCTTTCCACTTCTGCATGTGCTTGTGCCATTTTTATATTAGCTCCTCTTGTCGAACTTTCTAAGTTCTTCCGCATACTGTTTGCGCGTCATCACTCCAGAGGCTTCGAATCTTTTCGCTACCTCCAATTCCTCAGAACTTAACTTATAATCGTCCTTACCTGAAGAGGAAGAACGACCTTCTGAAGTGCTACTATCTACTGGACTAGGCTTCCTTTTAGGCTCTTCCACGCCATTCCCATTTCCGAGAGTTTCGGGAAAAGCCCTTTTGGCTTGCTTAGACACATATACAAATACATCATTGGGAGACGATTGCGGGTTACGTCTAAGGTAGGCTGCTCCAACATCGTCTGCAAAATCATGCATTTCTTTATTGGTATGATACCATCCATTGTCCTTTACCCAGGAAACGAATTCCTCAGTAGGCCCAACATTGGCTTTAACCTCTTCCTTAACTTGGCGGTCGAAGTCCTGCTTCTCCGCCTTGACTTCATCCATTCGCTCTTCAATATGTTCAACGGCCTTAATATCCCGGTCGTCCATAGCGGCACGCCGCTGGCCCTTAAGATCATCTATCGCGCGTTGATACTCGGTTTCCCGAACTTTCTTATGATGGTCCGCTAGAGTAGTCAGGGTCTTTCTAACTTCCTGTAACTCTCGGCGAGTCTGATAGGCATCTGATTTGAGACTGTCAATCTTCTCAAACAGGGGTTTCCGGCGGATAAACTCATCTGCTGGAATCCATGCCTTTTCAGCCGCATCCTTATATTCATTCTGAGGACGCCATCCTTCTTTATATGCTTGTTGTTCTACTTCCGTAAGCGCCGGAGCTTCCTTTACTTCGGGAGTAACAACCGCTTCAACTTTTGCTTCTTCTTTTCCTGCGACAACTTCTTCCATGATTCTTAATTCTCCACTAGTTTAGCTACTATATCTGTATCAAGTAGAATGAGAACCTTCTCGTCTGTTTGAGGATCAACGATCCATTTGCCTGCATATTTTGCAAACCAAATCTTATCGCCTACCTTGGCCCAAGGAAATCCGCCGAGTCCCTCCGCCATCCAAGCTGTTTCTCCTACACCTACTACAATTCCATACTCACTTCCACGCTTCTCTGCGTCTCTGACGGATTCTGGAATCATAATACCGCCCTTTGATTTTACATCTGGTTCTACAACCTTTACTAAAACATGATGTCCAAGTGCTTTAACTGTCATGGTCTATATCCGGTAAAAAATCCTTATTAAGAATAAAGTTAATTCCTGCAATTTCTCCTACGGCTCTTGCTGCAAGTTGTGCAGTCAATCCTGGAGTCTCTGAAAGAATTGTTCCATCGGCCATATCATTTCTTACTTCGTTTCTACGGCCTTCTAACTCTACAAATACCCAGCGTGTAACTGGGAGTCTTTGCCACTCCTTAAACTCCTCACTTGTTGGCTTGTCCATTCTTTGGCTTTGCTTTCTCCTTTTCCTTTATCTGTTGTTGCTGTAACTTGCCTTTCTCTTTTTGCTGCTCCATGCCCATAAAGTGCTTCTCTTCCTGCATGTCCATTTGCTGATCGTGTTTCTGTTTCTCCCCCTGCATTTGCATATGCATCTTCTGTTGCTCAAGAAGCATTTCCACTTGCTTCAGTTGAAGGTCCATCTTCATCTCAAGTTCTTTGAAACGAAGTTCGGCTTGTTTCGCCGACATCTCCATCTGATGCTTTTGCTGATCCATTTGCATCTTGCCTTCATTCTTCTGTTGCTCCATCTGCATCTTCATCTGGAGTTCTTGTTGCTTAGGATCGGGTGGAGGATTCTGATTAATCAGCGCTTGTATATTTTCTTGTTGCTGGGCTTCAAGCACTCGCTTGGTAGCTTCCAGCATGTTAATAGTCCCGAATTGCGCAAGTTCCATTAACCCCTGCGCCTTGGCAAGTTTCTGAATCTCACTTACTGCCGTCGGATCGGCATTTGGGGCAATATCCGTTGAATCCCCTTTATAGTCATCTTGTCCTGTTTGAGCGGGTTGGCCTGTATCCAGAATAGTAAAGTATTCCTTTTGGTCGAGGTATATACTATTTAGACGATATAGCTTCTTATATTCTTTCTTAAGGGATCGAAACAGGCGCTTATAAATCGCCGTAAATACTTTCATTCCCTGCTCAATAGTTGCCATCGTAGTAGTGGCCGGAGTATTCTGTCCGGGCATCTTACCCACAAAAATCTCGGCTACGCTAGCAAGCTCTTTACCACTCTGGATGATGTTTCCAAGAAGTTGGAATAAAACATCTGAGGGTTCCTTTGCCGGAAGTGGAACAATTCCTTTCTTAAGATCATCTCCGCTAGAAGCAACTATCTTCCATTCCCCAGGATCAAACGATAATGACCCCGGTTTTATACGAAGTCCCTTTGACAAGAAACCACTCTGAAGGTTATTCAGGGTGCCAGAGTCCAGGAGTTGATTAATGAGGGTATTGACTGTCTCATTTAATGGCCCAAGTAACGCTCCAAACCCAAGAGGATAAAATCCACCATCAGGGTTCGGAATAAAGGGAAACATCGTAAAATATTCCGTAGGAGTGATCTTTATGATCTTTTCCCCTTGAGTCTCAATAGACCCTTGTTCAAAACAAGCAACAATTCTCAACACCTTAGAGCTTTGCTGTTCTACAGTCATGATATAGGGTTCTTGGTATCCATCCTCATCCAGATCCCAGTAGCGATGTTGTTCCAGCATTACGTAAGGAGCGCTGGAGTCTTCGGACGGAGGAGTGGCCCCTTGAACCTTATCTAGTTCTGAATTGATTTGAGGATTGGTTACTTGCGGGGTTGATAGTTCTACATCCTCAAGATAAATCCCTTTAAGCTGTTTCTCTTTGACTTCATTGGGACTCTTGTAAAGAACATGGGTCTTTCGGGAAGCCGTCTCCAACGATTTTGCATAGTAATTTACTACAAGGTCCTTGGGATGAACTAACTCGCTGCGATTCTTCTTAGTATTAGAATCATACCAAGTCTTCTTGAAAGCACACCCGATGATTGGAACCATCATGGTGATCTTATCCATATCCTCTTCCCAGTCATCCATCTGTTCGAGAATTTGGTAGCTCATATGCTTGGAGACACGAGCAGCTCTTGCTGCCTTCTCTCCCGTAGGATCATCTCCAATAGCCCGAACTTTTACAATATCGAGTCCTTGGACAAGCGCCGGATAAGCACGAGCACTAAACTGCATGGCCGCAGTAGTAACTAGTGGGTATTTAATATTTGCTGCTTTCGCCCACGGGAAAGTCTTCTTCTCCATGACTTGAGTGGACAACTTAATCCAGTCATCCATACGATTCATCCAGTCTTTTCTAGACTGGGTATCTATATCAAAATCTTTTACAACACGATCCCCAATCTCAGTGAGAAGTTCTTCACTTAGTTCTTTGGCGAGATTTGTCGATTCCAGGATTTTATTTAGATTTAAGTCTGCCATTATTAATATGCCGTGTATTCTGATCTACCATCGGGCTCGCCCACTCGGAATCCCAGATTAATACTTACTTCTTCTTCCCAGTCTGCACGTCTCATTTCTTCTCGTGTCGGAGCGTCTATAAGATCGCGGAGCATCAGACCAATATATGCAAAGGAATCTACTTGGTCATCGTGTTTGCTTCTGGGGAATTCAAGACATTCCCTCTCAAATTCTGGATACCAATCGGCCGCTTTATTGAATCTGCATCCATGGGCTCTCATACGCGCCTGTATAGATCTGGCGCGGTATTCCTTATCCTTAGAAGGTGTTTTGGTAACAATAGTAAGCGGAATTCTATTCGGCTTGAGCATCTCTGCATAAAGGAAGGGCCCAATAGACTTCTCAATCGCCCCTCCTTCAACAATGAATATCTCAGGATCAAATCGTTGCTGAAGCGCGAAGAAGACTTCGGCACTTTCTTTAGTGTCCATCCGTTCTCGGATAACTTCCACAATGTGAAGTAGCCCTTCTGCATCAACTCCTCCCACAACAAAACATGAATAGTCTGAACGATCTGATTGTCCAAGAGCTAAGTCTACTCCAATGTAGTAGTGCTTAAACTTCTCTGCATCTCCCTCTTCTGAGGATACAAAATCAGACTTACGAAAGTAAGAGTGAGAGTCATCAATCGGATAATTGAGATACTCCTTGGCATAGCCTTCAGGATTACCTTGATCTAAATATTTCTGCCGCTCATCAAGTAATCGTTGTTTTGGCCATTTACTTTCCCAAAGAATCTCTGAGAAGTCTCCAATTCCAGGATGAGCGCGATAACGAACTGCTTTCCAGGATCTACGTTTATTTACAGAGATTGACTTTAATGGAGTATTGATTGTAAATACCCGATCATGCAGGGGGGGCATAAGATTCTCAAGAAGACTATCTAAATGCAGAATAGTGCCTACAACTCGAATGATACCATTATCACTTCGGCACGGCACTAAAGCATCTAAAAACCAATTCTTAAACTTCTTACGACGCTCCTCATTCATCACAATCTC